AGCAAACATAGTAGCGCCAGGGGTGTTCCAGTATAGAGCACCAGTAATAAGAGCATTACCATCATTGTCTAATGTAGGTGGAGTTGACTTAGCACCTAAGTAGCGGTCATCGAATGAATCATAAGTTGCCGCTGCAGATGTGGCACTTGTTGCTGCGGAAGCAGCACTAGCAGCAGCAGCACTTGTAGATGCCGCTGCAGATGCAGCAGATGTTGCAGCAGCGGTAGCGCTGGCTGCCGCGTTAGCCTCTGATGTGGCAGCAGAACTTGCATAACCTGCAATTGTTGCGACTGAGTTAGCAGCAGTGGTCGCACTTGCTGCAGCAGATGTGGCTGATGTAGCCGCTGCTGTGGCAGATGCCGCTGCACTTGTTGCCGAAGTTGCCGCCGCGGTTGCACTGGCTGCTGCACTTGTTGCGCTAGTAGAAGCAGCAGTTGCACTGCTTGCTGCAGCAGTTGCAGAAGATTGAGCAGCGGTAACACTTGCTGCCATAGTAGAAGCAGAAGTTGCTGCGCTAGCAGCAGATGTTGCTGCTGCAGTCTGAGAAGCACTTGCTGAGTTAGCAGAGGTTAGGGCAGAAGATGCTGATGTTGCAGCCGATGCTGCAGATGTGGCAGCACTTGCAGCGCTTGTCGCTGCTGATGCTACCTGAGCATCTGCAAAGTCTTTGCGTACCGCATCACTTGCAAGTGTTGGTGTGGCAAGGTTTGTAATCTTGAACCCACCAGCATTAAGGGCATCACCCATAGTCTTGTTAGTAAGAGTCTGCGCTGCTGTTGCAAGAACTACCGTACCAGTTGTATTAGGTAGGGTAATCGTGTTATCTTGAGTTGGCTCTGCTACTGTAAGAAACGTCTCAAAAGCGTCTGGTGTTGCGCCTTCAAAAGTAATGGTTGCATCTACACCAGCACCAGAGATACTTGGGTTAGTAATAATAGGAGATGTTAAAGTCTTATTAGTAAGAGTCTGACTCTTATCTGTACCTACGACGACGCCTTCACCTGCTGCGATACCGTGCATTGTGTGAGCACCAGTACCGTCGTTGTATCCACCAGTTGCTTCAATATGAAGGTTGGCTTCGCGGAAGTCACGACCGATTGCCATATGGCGAACAGCAGCACCAGCAGAGTGAGCCTGTCCAGTACCTGCATTTTCAACGCCACGGGTAATTGTTAATACGTTAGTACTAACAATCGTGACATCTACAATTTCTTCAAGCGCTGTATCTGGGTCAATGACAACAGTAAATGTTGTACCTGCGGGGACTGTTGCTCCACCAAGTAACGCTGAGCCAGAGACTACAGTACAGGTTGTGGCTGCATCTGTAAGGTTGGCTGCTAGCGTTGTTTGCTGGGAGCGTGAGGAATATTTTCTTGTTGTCATTTATCTACCTATCGGCTGTAGTGAACGCGGATTGGATACTGGGCTTGTTGTCTTGCTGTTTCTTCATTTAAACGTTGTATGTAAAGTGCGTAGAGTTGCTTCGTTGCACTCTGTGATGCACCATATGGACGCTTACTGTCTGTCTCGTCAGCCTGTGGGCTAACTTGTGCAGCACGCGCAGGGTCCAAATATGTGAGTAGGCGATATGAAGCGCCCAGGATTGCAACATCGCGTGCTGAGTTAGGTAATCCTGTCTGAGTTGCAAAGTCTTGTGAATTGCTAGTAAATGGTTCAGGGTCAGTTGCATATACAACCTTGACTGTACGACCTGGTTGAACAAAGTCACCAATTGTTACGGTCTGTGCTCCAGCACCAAATGCCACAGTTGAAGCCAATGAATCCCAAGACCAACGACGGATTGGGAACCACTCTTCTGAAGGGCCAATGTCTTGCCACATAATGGTCATAATGTTGTGGATGTTCAGGTTATTAAATGCGTATGTAGTCTGTGCTGCATTGAAAACAAATGATGTTGTCTTAACTGCAAAGATAGTAGCGCCAAAGGCTGCAATAGTATCGTTGATTGCTTTCTTAATTACATAGCGTGGAAAGGTAGGTGTAATAGTAACCTTAGTTCCAGCGGTGTGTGCAGCAATATCTGTACCTAAGTAGCCACGACCATAAGGAGGAATGGTGGCTGTGTTAGATACGCGGTCAAATGAGTCTAACCAAAACAGTTCTTCATCAATCTCAATAGCACCCTTACCAATATTATCGGTAGATGCTAACTGCAAGATGATTGGGCTAGCAATGGTAGATGCTGTAGCAGCGACATCTTGAGTAATATAGGTTGCTCTATCCTGCTGGTATGTGTAACCTGCAAGGTTGATGAGTACTTCATCAATCATACTTGATAGCGTTGGCATTAATTTATAGTCCTTAATGCGTCAACCGCAGATAGTCCAGTAGTAGATGCTAGTTCATTACAAATAGCATTGAGGTTTTTAAAGTTATTAGGTTGACGAGATGCACTAGCCTTATAGTTAAGTGCTCCGATTAAACCTTTACCAACAGTCCCAGCCCAAGCGTTAGCGGCTCCTTGTTCTGCAATGAATGCAGTTCTTGCTGGGTAGTCTCCACCATTTGCTAAACGATTAAGTTCAGCGGCTATTGATAAACCAGGAATACTTGCCATTATCTAAACCTCGCTGTCTTCTTTGCTATTGATTTTGGTTGCTTCACGTTCTGCTTACCCTTTGCATTACCTGCAGCCTTGGCGCGGTTAGTCGCAGCCTTTTCTGCAGGGCTTAGTGCTGCCCAAGCAGCCGAAGGTAAATATCTTTTCTTGCCTTTAGATGGCTTGCCATCAGAGGTCTTCCACTTCTGTGCAGACCACTTCTTAAGTGACTGCTGTGATTTAGCAAGTGCCATTATCTGTAGCCTCCGCCTGCCTTCTTGTATTCAGTAGCAAGCAGTTGAGCCTTACGGGCAGACCATTCTCCAGGGTCTCCGCCTCTAGAGCCCGCCTTAATCTTCTTGAATAAAGCAGCACGCATACCAGGCTTGGTGTAGTTACCTGCTGCATTAACTGTAGATTTTTTCTTAGGCATTACCATTTCACCTTGTCTGCCCAGTAGGCTGCTGACATCTTTCCCTTAGCAATGTTCTTTGCGTGACGAGCCTTAAATGATGCTTGACGTGCAGTTGGCTTTCTGTCGCCAGTAACACCCTGCTGACCAAAGCGAATAGTCTTAACCTGGTTACCTTCTTTAGCCACAACAACGTGTGACTTCTTAGGGTGATTTGGTGTGCGCTTTGGTTTGTTAAAACCTGACACTCCTGCTCGCTTTAGTCTTGGGTCTGCCATTTACTTACTCTTCTTCTTAACTACGCCAGATACTTTCTTAAGACGTGGGTTAGCCTTGACTGCCTTCTTAGATGCTTTGCGAGCACCAGCAGCAAGAATTGCGCCAGCACGTTCCATAGAAACGCCTTGCTTCTTAGCGATTGTTTGAGCAACTTTCTTAAATCCTGGATGTGCCTTCTTCATCGTGTGCCTCCACCGCTCTTAAAACCTGGAATCTTTGTAACGTCATAGTTATACTTTTCCATAAGTAGGCGGTAAGCCTTGTCTTCTGCAGACTCTCCGCGAAGCATACGGGCACGCTCTGTTGCCTGCATACGAGCATCATCTGCAGTTGCTGCCTTAACCTTAGGCTTTGCTGCCGCTGTCTTTTTGCCAGCCTCATACTGAGCCTTTAACTTTGCAAGTTCTGCTTTAAGACGCTTCTGGTCTGCAGGAGTTTCTGCGGTATCAATTAACCAAGAACGCTTGTTCTGGTATTCGTCATATGTCATTGGCATAATTACTTCATCTTCTTCTTAGCGACTTTTTTAGCGGTACGCTTCTTCATACCCTTTTTCATTTCCATCATCTTCTCAGACTTGGATTCCATCTTCTCGCCAGCGGCGTAAGCCTTTGCTGCCTTCTTACCTGCTGGTGTGTATGGGAACTTCTTGCTTCCGACCATTGGCATTATATTTGTCCTATCTCTTTCATCACTTCGACGGATTGTTTGGTTATGTTTTTTGCAGTTGGCATAGTGTCAGCGTTATAAGGTTTGTTGAGAACCTCACTTGCTGTGTATGCCTGTTGTATATGTTTGTGCGTTGTTCCTGCTGGTTGAATACCTTGTGCTCTTGCTTCTTTGTAGGCATTCAATTCTCCGACCCACTTCTTGTCAGATATATCTCGCTTGGCATCGCCAGTAGATAATTCAAGAAGTTGTATCTTGCAACCAAAGCAACCTTCTACATACTCTGGATGTGTCTGTCTTTGATGTAATCCCATTTGTCCCTATACCTCTGTAAAGTTTGCCTCTGTAACTCCAACTCCACCAGCAATTAATGCTGCTTTTGTTTCATCACTTACTTGATAGTTTCTTCCACCTTGATACAACTCTTGAAAGGTTGGCAAGTCTGAGTCAAGTATGTATCTCTGTTGGGAGTAAACTCCGTTTTGCTTTACGATGGAAACGCCTACATCTAACTTGTAAAAGTAGAATAGGCGTGAGCCACCACCAGATGGACCTTCTCGTACGATTGGGGTCTTGAATATCCAAGTAGCCATTAGTCCTCCTTAGTGAACTTACTGATGAGCAGAGGTTTCCCTCTGCCCACCCGTCAATCAACTAATTACTTAGCAGCGATTGATGAACCTGACTCGATGCGGAATAGTGCCTCATCGCGGTAGATTGCAAAGCCGAGTACGCCGTACCAACCCATTGGGCGGAAACGCATCAACTTATCAGTTACGTTACCAATAACAACGTGTGGTTCTTCAGCAACAGCCTGAGCCATTGCTTGGCGTCCACATACGATTGTATTGAATACGCGAGTTACTGGTGTAACAGTAATTGTTGCTCCTACTGTAACTGCTGCTGAGTTAGCAACGTCTACAGTAATTGTTGTTGTTGAACCTGATGTATCGATAGCAGTAATCTTCGCAGATGTTCCTACGCCTGTTCCTGAAATCTTGTCGCCAACTTCAGCGCGGTTAGCAATAACAGATGATGAAGCAACGCCGAATGTAAATCCTGCTGATGTTCCTGCAACTGTTACTGCTGTTGTTGCTAGTGCTGTCTGGTCTGCACCAGTCTTAGCGTTGAACAAACGTGCTGATTCTACGTAGAATGCACCTTCGTATTGTCCAATTTCTCCAGCATAGATGTTCTCTGGTGTGGAGTAATTGTGTGGGTCACGCCATCCTGCTGCGCCTGTCTCTGCACGTAGGTCGTGTGAAACTTCTGGGTGGATACCTGTCCAGTATAGTGAACCCTTACGGTATGCAGCCTTGTTAGCACGCAACTTTGCGACAGCACGACGGATGTCTGGTGAGTCGATTGTTGCAGCAGCAGTGATTGTTGCTGTTGATGTCGCTGTTGAACCACCGTAGATTACGTTTGTTCCTGAGCGTAGTGTTGTCATTGCAACCTGGTCGATTGAATCTGCAAGGTTGAATGCGATGATGTTAGCAATTGCTGGGTCTACATCTGCTAGAGAGAATAGTTCCAACGCACGTGTTACAAGAACAGAGTTACCGTACTCGTTAAGAGTAATTGTAACTGTGTTAGGTGTTGACAATGCTACTGCATCTGGGTCAACTGTCTCTGTTAGTGTGCTTGTTGCTGCTGTTAGGTCCTGGTACTTCTGGAGTACAACTGTTGAACCTGGGATTGATTGCTGTGCTGGAGTCTTGTCTGCGACTGAACGAATTAGTGGCTCTGAACGGAGAGCGAATTCTAGAAGACGGTCGTATGCCTTCTGTACAAGACCTGCACCGCCGACTGTACCACCAAGAGTGGTAGAGCCTGTGGATGTAAATGCGTTAGGCATTTGCGGTCACCTCCAAGTGACTATGAACGGATATTATTGTTGTGAGCGTAGAATTGCCAGAATGTCTTCTTCAGACGTTGCCTGTTGCATTCTGTATTCAATGTCGTTTGCTCGGTCAGGGGTCATAGCATTTTGGGTAACCAAGTCCTGGTTGCGTAATGCAGCGCGGTCTTGTTGTGTTATTCCTGATGCCTCTTCGTTAACCGTTAGTCCAAACAAGTCTGCATTATCATCGAGCCAGTTAGAAACTGAGTCTTCGTTAATGTCATCCAAGTCCTTCATTACTAAACGGGCTGCTTTAAGATTGACGCCCTTCTTTTCTAGTACTGACTTAACAATTGCCTCACGCTGCGTCTTGGAAAATCCCTCAAGTTGCTCAGTAAGTTCTTTGATACGCTTCTCATCTGCACGCTTGGCTTTTCGTAACTTTTTAAGTAAGTCACTTCCATCCATCGGTGCTTCTTCGATTGTATCTAGGTCATCGTCTTCGTCGTCCCAGTAGTTGTTGCTCATAGCAACGCCACCCTTCTATTCGTAGTTAGTTCGCAAGCCTCAGATACCATTCGGGGAAATGGTCTGGCTCTTACTCCCAGTCTGTTACGCTGGCGGGGCTGGTCGGTCCGCTCAGGATTCTGTTTTAGATTACGCGATTAGCACGAGATTGTGAAGCAAGCGCTCTAGGACTTGTCCCAGCCTTGCCCATAAATCGTGCTTCTTCTTGCATTGTTAAATCTTCTAGTTTCTTAAGTTCTGCAGCAGATTTGTCGATTACTGCACTTGTTAGACCAGAAACACCTAGTGACTTAACTCCAGAGATTTCTGCAAGTTTCTGCTCTGTCTCTCGTGCACGAGAAATCTGACCAAATTGTCCTAATGTGCTAGCAAATGTGCCACCAGCCTTAGCAATCTGTTGTGCTCGCTCATTTGTAATTCCACCAGGTAAAGTTGGACTTACGCCAAGACCTTGCTGCTCTGCAGCACTGAGTACTTCATAACCAGCAAGTTCTTGCTGTAGTTGCTTAGCACCCTTATCACCAAGAGCCAAAGCCTTAGCAAGTTGCACTCTGTCAAGAGTTGGATAGAATCTTGAAATAGTCTTCTTAATAGCATCTGGTGCTGTATCAATGCGGTCAAAGATGTCTACAATTCTATCGCCAAACTGTGTAGCATTTATACCCTTGCTAAGAACATCTCCAAGGAACTCTTCATTAGCCAATTCACCTAAATTAGATGCCTTGAGAATGTCTCCCATCTTGGACTCTGTTGCAAAGTATTCAGCAATAGTTGGCACAGTAACTGCCTTGCCTGCTTGCTTCATATCTTGAAGTGCATAGATTCCTCTAAATCGTTTCGTAAAGTCAGCCATCGCTGGGTTATTACGAGACTCAAGAAGAGCCATATTAAATGCTTCTTCTGATGTTGCTCCAGCCTTGTAGAACTTAGACACAACTTTATAGAGTTCGTTAGCCCAAGGCTTAGCCATTTCTGCTGCACCAAAGAAAGTTGCAAGCGTTTGCTTGAATACATCTGATGCTAAAGTAGGACCAGTATCTGTTGGTGGTGGTGGATTATTTCCACCGCCTAAATTGTTACCAGCACCAAGAAGAGTTCCCCCCGCGCCAGGTGTGGCATTTTGAGGAATAATCCCGTAATTTGGAATGTCATACAGTTGCCAACTACCTGTGTCGGTTCCACCAATCCAAGTATAATATTTTCCTGCGGGTGCGTTTGGCTTTACCGCTCTATTAAGAAGCGGGTTTTCTGCCATAGCATTTTGACGGGCTAAATTTTCTGTTGCTTGCTTTCGTGCTAAAAACTCTGTGTTAGTTTCGCTCTCTGCTTTTTTAATAACAGATGGATTCAATGCACCAAGTTCTACTGCAGTGCCTTTTAAACTTTCAACACTTGCTTGATTCTTAGCAATCTGTGCTTGAAGTCTTTCAATCATTAATTCATCTGGGGTCTTAGCAGCCTGAGCAGCATAAGCCTGCATTTGCTTTATTTTATCTCGCTCGTCAACAACAGTTAATGGAGTTAACACATAATCTTTGTCTCTCATTATACTCCAAATCCCATTGCTCGTGCTATTCCTACTGCAGAATCGCGTGCTAGTTCTTTAGACCAACTTGCTTTCTCTGAGTTAGGGTGATTCTTCAAATATGAAACCCAGTCAGATAGTGCCCCCATCTGTACATTTCCTGCTGTTCCATCTGGACGAACAAACTTATCCAAGTCTGGATTGTCTAGGTCAATAGTATTGGGGTCAATCTCCCAATACTTAGCCATTTGTGCTACATAAGGTTCTACAATATCCATAACAGTTAACCCAGGAGTATCTTGTAGTCTCTTTGCAAATAGTGGATAACGCTTTGCTGCCTTGGCTCCTAGGTCTTTCTTAAGAGCATCAATAGTCTGCTTGCCTGAAGCAAGTGCTACGCCAAGGGCGTTGATTTCTTTCTGACTTAAATCAGAGATTCCGTTGTCCTTGAGGATACTCTTGATTGAAGCAATCTGTGTGATTGCGCTAGATGGTAACTTAGTTGTATCACCTAGGTTAACCTTTGCCCACAAAAAAGACTCTGTAAAATCTTTAGCATTAAACAACGATGGTGTAACAACGGTCTCTGTGCCACCAGTGGCAGCCTTACGAGTAGTTGTCTTGCCAGAAGCCTTAGCCTCAACGTTTAACTTGTTAAAGAATTCTTTCTTATCAGCATCACTTAGTACGCTAATGTCAAAGCCAATTGTGCTTGCAATTTTGCCTAGTAATGCATCTGCTGTAATTTGGTCGTACTCTGTGTATGTTACGCTTTCTCCATTAACAGCAGGAGAGTTCTTTGTTAGAACAGCAAGAACATCCCAAGGGCTTTGCTTCTTGCCTTCTTTAAAGGCAGCAATAGCACCATCTACAATGTCATTCCATAGAGTCTGGCGGGCGCTATCGGTTGGTTGCTTGTTAGCAATAGTAAGCAAATACTGGGTAAGTGAAACCTGTGCACTTGATGGTAGTTTAGCAAAAGACTTCTTAACTACAGAAGCGTCAGCCTTAACCAAGTTACCCTTTGCATCTGGCATCCAGATGTAGGTAATCTTAGGACCTTTTGTTTCTTTTTTAGGGACAACAATAGTTGGTGGCGCTGGAATACCAGAGGCAGAAGATGAAGACTTTTCTGGTGCTGTTGTCATTTCTTAGGCTCCTTTATATTTAAACTATCATTGCTGTAATAGCGTGTAATGATTCTTTGTAAGGTCGGGTCCCACAGAGGAAGGCTTTCCTCAAGATATAGTTGCCATTGCTCTTCAAGTTGACCCTTGTATCCTGATGGCGCAGCAAGTCGAGCCTTGCCAAATGAATCTCTGTATTCGATGAATTTTTTAGCGTGAGTCCAGAACTGTGTGTTTCCAAACTTCTTCATAAAGTCAACATCGTTTACAAGTGTCTTAAGACCAACAGATTGTAGGTAAGCGCTATCCTTAGCGGCTCCACCACCTGCATACTCAACAAACCATTCTGGACTTGATGCACCAAGAGTCTCAGCATATGCTCTAAGTTGGTCTTTAAATTCTGGAACACTAAGATAACTTGCTACTTTTAATTGTTCTTTTGCTGCTGTATTTAATGAGTCTTTAAACTCTGTGTAAGCCTTCCAAAGACGCGATTTAGTAAGTTCATCCTCGACCATTTGTGGTGTCTTAAGTTGTGAGTTAAGTACGGTTCCACCAGGAAGAGTTGCGTTAGGGTCATTAAGAAACTTACCAACTTGAATATTGTAATCTCTTGGTAGGTCAGCAGTCATCAGCCCAACAAGTGATGGGTCAAGACGTTCTAGTTTTGTAGCGAGACCAGGGAAATCTTCGTAGATACGGCTGTAAGCCTTCTGACTTGCTGGGAAATATGCAACCTTATCTCGCGCACCGCCAGTGAATAGACGGTCCATTGGGAAGTCTGCACCACCTGCAAGACGCATTTGCTTCTGGAATTCATCCTCTGCAAGAGTAGATGCTTGCATCTCAGTAAATGGCTTACCAGTCTTAGGGTCAGTCTTAGCCTTGTACTTGTCATACAACATATAGTAGTAATCAGAAAACAGTGCATCGGGACGAGACTCAACATATTGAGGCGTACCAAGTAGAGAGAACATCTGTGTACGGAACTTACGTAGGTAGATACTTTCCGTACCCTTACGAATAGTCTCAATTGTAGGCTTAGGACCTATCTTCATTTCGTAAAGAATCTGCTGACGCTGAGCCTCAGAGAGTAGTGAGTTGACCCACATCTCATCTGTTGTACTCTTATTCAAAGCAGTCGCTAAGTTACGTGCCCAAGCAGGGGTAAATGTACGCCCTAATTGAGTCTTGAGGTCAGGTTCAATTCCGTATGGGAATAACTCTTCGTATGAGTACCCAGGAATTCTTCCGACTGTTTTGTCAATAGTTTTCTTAATCTCGTCTTCAGTACTTACCTTCCAAGATAAAGCACGCCCAATACCAATTGGAACTAGCCACGATGGTCCAGGTAGGTTAGCAATATAGTTGGTTGAACGAGCACTGATGGTTATACCCTTGCCTTCGTTGAATCCCATTTCCTTTGTGCCAGGAATAAGCAGATACTCTGCTTCCATAGGATTCTCAACTGGGTTACCGTACTTGTCTACACCAAATGAGTTGTATAAACCATAGTAACTGTTAAGGAATCCACCCATACGTCCAGGTTGCTTGACAGCAAACCCACCGTAACGATAGATACCAGAAGCAGCAGCATTAGGAAATGTAGTCAATGTTCTTGCAAGATACAAACCGCGCTGTTGGCGTGGAATTGTATAGAAAGTTTTGCTGATGTTCTCAACCATCTCAGCAGCAACTGCCTGACGCAAAGATAGAATAGTTGCAAGTGTTACTTCTTGTCCCTGAGCAACAAGCATATCTGCTTTTGCAACTAAACGCTTAGAAAAGTCAACCGTTCCGTAAACTTCACGAATTAAGTTTTCTGGCTTAAGTAAAAATTTCCAAGCATTTGCCATTGCTGAATCAATTGCTTGATTACTAGCCCTGACAAGACCAGTAGGGTTTCCATATGGAACATCTAGTGGTTGAATTCCAACCATCTGGTCTAACTTATCACCCAGTAATTGTTCCAAATCAGTCTTCTTGACAGGACCCGCAGCGGCAAGTAGTTGTGCATCTTTGGTAGGCAGATAACGATTGACATATGAGAATCCTTCGTCAACCATATCTGTCAACTGGTCAATTGGACGACCCATTGAAGTTGCATAAGACTTGCCCTGGTTAGTGGCAGCCCAAGCAAGAAGAGTTTCGCGTGACTTACCAGCAAGAATCTGGTCAACCAGCATATCTCCACGCATAAAGTTATTGACTACATAAGCCAATTCATCAAAGTATAAAGGGTCTGCAACATTAGTAATAGTCTGTGGACCATTTCTAAAGATTGTATTAAATTTTGCTACAGTTGCTTTATTACCAAGAATTTCAATTGTTCTTGTGTTATTGCTTGATATTTCGCTGAAGTAACCATCACCAAGATAATCTCGATTACGCATAGATGGCATTTCAAACACTTGACCATTAGCCAGTGTAATCTTTTCCATTTCAGGCAATAAAGGCTTAGCCTCGTAGCGACCTTCTGCTACAGAAAATATCTCTCCACGTTCTTTGACTTTAGGTCCGAGTTCATCAAGAACATCACCAATTGCTTTATATCTTGCTGCAATTAATGCATCTAAATCATTAATTTCTGGAGCAAGAGTATTGATAGTTTGAGATGCCTTGGCAATTAAAAGTTCTGCATTACGAATCTCAGAGGCGTAACGCTCACCTGCACGAGCATCTGCTGGTAGGTCCTTAAGTGTCTGGATTCTACGGCGCAGACCATACAAAGATGGAACATTAACGGGCTTACCGTATTCAACGGTGTACCTATTGAGTTGTGTCTCAAGGTAATCAACCATCTTTTCTGCAGTACGTAAATCTTCCTTGACTACATCTGCCCATTCACGCTTGGTTGCTGGAGATACTCCAGGAACATCTGCAAATAGTTGCTCATACTTAGCGTATGTAATATCTCGATTCATAACAGCCATATCATATTGCTGTGATAAAGCCTTAATTTCTTTTTGAATCTCTTTTTTTGCGCTAGGCAAAATAGTTTTAGACTTTTCAATATTACGAATTACAAAATTTGCGCTATTCTTAATAATCTGTCTACCTGCAGCACCAAACATAGCAGTAGCAAACTTGCTACCCTCAGCCATTGTTGCTGCCAATAAAGGCTCAAAGACCGAGTTCTTTGGAATATAACTGAAACGATATAATGCCGAGATAGAAAAAGCCTTGTTTCCAAGTTCAAATATGCCACGCATAGAATCACGTGCAAGTCCAGCGGTAGTTTGAACAGCGCCTGCAACTACATTTTGTTCACGACGTGCAGCACGGGCGAGCATTCTATCAAGTTCGCCAAATGGCAAAACAGGCATTGAGTTAGCAAGTTGAGCCTGAGTCTTAGGGGCAACTTGAATTCTTACGCCTGTTGGGTCAAGTGCTGTACCCATACGGCTTAGGTTTCCGTGCACAGTATATACATCTTGTAATAAATTATCAACAAAAGTATCAATTAATTCTGTATTACGAAAACCGCGACTAAAAGCAATCGCACGAGCCAACTCTACGTTGAGATTGTTAATCATTGCTGCTCTTTCGCCATCAGTCTTTGCTGATACGAACTTATCAATTATCTCAGTACGATATTGAGAGACAGTCATTGGAATGCCTTCGTGGTTTTCAATCATCTTGTCACCACGAGTAAACAAAGGAATATCATCGAAGGTAGCAATTAATTCATCGATACCATTTTGAGGACGAACACCTGAGTTAGTAATGAAACCCTTAGGCATCATTGTTCCAAAGGTACGAATAAGAACTGTAGTGGGTCCATTAATGTACTTAGGACTTAATACTGTTTGCGTAAACCCACCAACATTAGAGAAGTCGCGTTCAATAACAGCGGTTTTAATCTTTCCAGCACGAGAGCGTACAGCAGCAAACCCTGAACGTCCAAGGACTGGCTCTGCTGGCTTATAGTTCTTACCAAAAAATTTTGGCTCAGTTGATACAATACCAGTAGTTGGGTCTTCAACTTCCTTTAAGAAAGCATCATAAATTTCTTGGTGCTTAGGGTTCTTTTTAATAGCATCATCAAATGCACCAAAGACACGAGCAGAAGTTTCAGGCGTTACTCTTGGAAGTTGTCCAGTAGATGCGTAGTTTCCTTGAATAACTAAGTTACCATCACCTAATACCCACAGGTCATCGCGCATACCTGCAGAAGCAAGACGTTCAATAGCAGGAGCATAAGCCTTATCTGCAAGAATCAAGTCACGAACAAACTCTGGGTCCTTAGTATCTCTAACAAGAGCAGGAAGTCGAGAGTTATTGCTGTGCTTTTTAACAATTCTTGTAATATCAATAATGTTTTCTGATGCAGCAAGGTCTTCAATGTCTTGTCCAAAGACAGTTAAGTTGCCCTCTGTTCCACCAGACTTGCGGAATGTAATGTGCTGGTTAATTAAATCCTCAGCCTCAGGCATAGCATTAACATCTCCTACACGGAAACGTGTATTAAGACCAGCCTTTAATGCGCTAGCGCGTACGCCTGCAGCAAGACCTACACCTGCAACATTGATTGCAACATTCTTAATTAAAAAGTCGTTTGTTCCAGTAATCCACTTACCAAGAGTATTTTCCTGAAAGTTTTTCTGAATCTGTGCATCGTCCCATAGGTCAACATCTGCAACATCTATGCCGCCATTTTTAAGAATAAGACTTTGAAAGTCACCTAGCGGTGTAAGTTCACTTTTAAGAAGAGATACACCAAGAGAAACCTTTTCGCTTCGCTTGTAAGCATCAATTACATCTGAAAACTGAAAACCTTTACCGTACTCATCATCTTTATATAAACGGCTAGTTGGGTCAGTAAGTAAAAATGCTGTCGAGATAGGACGAGCAATGATAGGACTGAATACATACTGCTCAGCCTTCTGTGCAGCGTAAAGAACTGGGTCAACAGCCTTTGCAACGCTTGTGTCAACAGTAGAAAGTCCAGCCTTTTTCAAAGCCTTCTGTGTTCCTGCTTCAGCAGCAATGCCCGCTGCAGCGGCAGCAACAGGGTCACCCTTAAATGTTTGTGCAGCACCTAGTTGAGCACCAGATGATGCAACATTTCCAACAAGTGCACCAGGAATCGATGCAATTCCTTTAGCAGCACCTTTAAGAGAGTTGATGAAGTCTTCCCATAACGGCATTACTTCACCTCCGATGCTGTAAATGTATCAGGGCTACCACCTTGTACTTCATTACCAGTAATAGTAAGAATAAAGATATCTCTATCTTCTGGTGACTCCCAAGGAACCATTGCCAAAGGGATTGCTATTTCATAATTGTCATAACCTAGAGAGTTAGCAAACTTATCTAGATGGTCAAAAAAGTTATTTTCTACCCATCTCATCAAAGTATCTGTTTTTTCAGATAGTTGACAAACTGCTTGTAAGAATCAGGTGCACCCTGTAAGCGAGTAGCATTCATCAAATCTGGAAGATAGCGCTTAATTAGTGCTACGTTTTCATCTTGATTAATTGCAGATGTTAAACGTGGGTTTAATGCTTCTGAACCACGACCGCGACCCATATCTACACCATCAGAAATAGGTAACATCTCTGTAGGTTCAGCATCAAGTGGTGTAAGTCCAGCCAACATTGATTCCATTGGGTTTGTAGGAGCCTTTACTTCAGGAACTGGGTTACCAGCCATAGGTGCACCACCCTGCTGTGCCATAGTTTCTACTCCTGTTGAGCCTAAACTTCTCATACCTGGAATATACTTAGGTGCTTGAGTTCCTTTACCACCTGCTCCGCCTGTAGCAGAGATGTTTGCAGGGTTATTCTGAGGTGCTGTTGGACGCATCCCACCACGATTTTCTGGTGCTGTTGTCATTCGTCATCCTCTTCTTCTAATAAATTATCTTCAAGTTCACTGTTGTACTCTTCGGCTAAGCGCATCATTCCTACTGCGTTCCAAGGAGTCATTGCTTCGCTAACTTCTGTGTGAAGAAAGCGGTTACCTTCGTAATCTGCCCATTCGGATATTAAAACCCAACCTGATGCAATGTAGTTCTTACCTGTGTTGTCTGTATCTACAAGAAGTCGCAGAGCGTCTTCAACTGTTTCGCGGAATTGAGCACTCATTTCTTTAATTGAGTTTCTGTAATGAATGGTTCCGCTGTCTTACTGTCATTAAGTGCAGCAATAGATGCTGCCTGTTCAGGTGTAGCACCTGCATAGAGTGCGCCTAGGGCATAATCGCCACCAGTGCCTATACCGTAGTAGCCTGAATCACTACGAGAAACTGCAAAGTCAGAATCAATCTCAAAGATTTTTCCATTAAATGCTATTAACACATACAGTTCAAAATCTTTATCTGGTGACTTTGTATCTAAAAGATTACAATCAGTTAGTTGTTGTTTAAGAGATGGAACAACCTTGTTAATCATAAATTGAAAAGGCTTATCTTTGTCTTTAGCAACTGCTACAGGTGGCTTCCAAGTATGCAGGATAACCTGCAATGCTCGTACATCTCCTGCTGCTCCAATAATAAAGTTTCCGTTAGTTATAACTTTAACCATATCTGGATGAGAGTAAATCTTTGAATCACCTACAACGCGAGAATCGCCAAGAACGACACATCGATTTGCGTATTCAACACCAATAATTGTTGTCATTGTCCCCTACCTTAATTATCTACGTGCTACGGTTCTTACGCTTCCGCTGCCTTCTCCTGAGCCTGAAAGGCTAGAGAGAATACTCATAATGTCTGGTGGGGCTTGCTCTGGTGGTGCAATTTCTGGTCCACCTTCTGGAGCAATAGCGCCTCCTGCTGGAACGCCTTCGGGAGCAGGGGACATTTGCTCAACCATTTCTGGTGCCCCAGCAGGAGGAACTTGCTGCTGCGGAGCGAATGTGGCTTCAATTGCGTCTTCTAGTGCTTGACCCTTTTGACGAGCCTTGATAACCGCAGCAATCTTACGTACTACTTCTGAAGCATCCTGACCTTGTGTTGCCATCTGTGGGATGGCTTGTGTGTAGGCAGTAAGCGAACCAAGTAATGCAGCACGCATATCTTCAATTTCAATCTTCTCAAGTTCTTGTGTTACGTTCACAGTAAATGGAAGTTCTCTCATAGCCATATCTCGGCTGATGAGTTTTCCTCCAAGTGCTTGAAGCATAAAGATAAGACCTTGCGCTGGGTTAAGACCAGCAAGCATACCGTAGCGAACATCAGCAGAATAGTCACCCTTGATGTCTTTAGATGGCTTGTACGTGATTTCATATGGAGAACCTGAATCTACACCGCGAATTGTTTTTTCTTCTGGATACATACGCTCATCAACCTCAAAGCAAAGAGTGATGACATCGCGTAGAGCAGATGCAAAGATTGCTTGAGCAGACTTAACCTGGGTATCGAATGCACCCATAAGTGCTTGTACGCCTTGTCCAGTGACGATTGAGGCATCAATGTTACCTGTACGTGATTCAGGGTAACGAGTACCAACACGAAGTTCTTGGTTAAGTATTGTCTGCTCTGTAAATGCACCTTGGGGAAGTGTGAGTTCTACGCGGCGTACACCTGCTGGGTTTGCAGTACGGATGACTGCATCTCCACCAAGTTGTAGTTCCTGTACATCCTGTGGAAGTACGATAGGAGCCTGAACAGATTTCTCTGCTGCTTCCATTGCAAGCAATGCGAAGCGATTGCGTAGTAACTGAATACCCAAGACGTCATCAAACTGTCCACGAAGTTCACCATCAACAGATGGCTTACGTGCAACAATAACCATCATCTTGCCCAACGGATTATTAACCTTTGAAAGAACTAGGTCTTGACGTGTTGGTAAGTAGATGATTGACTGGTCTTTGTCATAATAGCGAATTAACTCAACCTCGTTATTAAGGTCTTGCTTGTAGCCTTGACCACCAAGCAATTCCCTTTCAAACTCTGGAAACTGAGTAACGAGTTCGCCTAATGTCATTAGGTATCTCTTAGCAAATGCCACACAACGTCCATAGCGGTCAAACTCTGGATAGGAACCTATCGGGTTTTCTATGCGGATACGTGGCAACTTTGCTTCTTCGTCCAATTCAATAATGAACGGAACGAAACCATATGTGATGTACCAGTCTGCACCTGAGTACATTTGTACCGATAGGTCAGAGTGTGCAAAGTAATTTGATGCAATGCGAGTACGCTTGTCTGCAAAACTACGCGCTCTATCATTGACAGCGTTGGCTGCAGAGCAGTTGACCGCTGGTAGTGGTGCCATAACCTCTGATAGGTCACGTGCCACAATGTCAATGAAGTTAGCAACTACGTTGGCATCTACGCCATCTGGAAAGAAGTCAGGGTAAACCTGTGAGATTTGACCCTTACGGACAGCAAGGACGTCAAGGTTGCGAGCATCTCTCTCGCTATTACGGTAGCGCAAAGATTGAACCCGCGCTGCTACCTGTTCCATTGATAATGCCATTATTGTCCTAACGTAGGTTTAAAAATTATTAGCGACGCTTGTTGCTTCCCATAAGTCGTGCAGGCTGGTCACCTGTAATAGTCATATATTGCTTAGATGGTGTGCCCTTTGCGCCAGATTTTGCAGCCTTGGCTGTTTCGCCAACTTGCTTCTTAACTTCTTTTGCAGCAGCCTTAAGTTGGTTTGCTGTTCCACCAAGTGCGCCAGCATTTCCCTTGTCGCGTACTACAGCGCCGATGTTTCCAACTGCTGTAACAATGTCGCGTGCTTCGCGTGCTGTTACGCGGAAACGATTAGTAATATCCTGAATTAAATTTTCTTTTGCTTGTGTCTTCTTGCCAGGTGCAAGTTCCTTCATTGGTTGATTTCTTACATTTCCACCAGTTGACTTAGCAGTTCCTGTAATCTTTACTGGTGTTCTTCCGACTTTACGTTCCATTGCCATTTTGATTTCCTTATCCGTATTGTTGTGACCATTGGTCTGCAAATGCGTCATCTAGGTTGATAGCGAATCTGCGTTCCGTTTGAGCGCGTGTCGCCCAACGGTTGCTTTGATATTGTGCTGCTTGACTTGACCTCTGCATTAACTCTCTAATACGGATGACCGCAAACCATAGAGCCATTACAACGTCAGTAGGGTTTCTAGTATCTGGCTTCCACGTAATGAGTTCCTGTACTAGGGTCTTTAAACCCTCAGAGCCTTCATTGCTTGGTAGTTCGATAATGTTGTTATCTTGGAATCTGCCATCTCGTGTGTTACCAAATAAGGTAGCCATAGATGCCACACCAAAAGAAGTGTCCCACTTGTTCTTGCCAGTAAAGTGTGAATTCAGTTGCGTACCGTAACCTGCTAAGAAGTTTCGTAGATGGTCGTCCAGCGCATACGCTTTCTGATGGGCATTGATTTCGATACGCAATTCCTGAGGGCGGTATTTCTCCACCCAATCTTCGATTAAATTTTGAATCTTCTGTGGAGAAGGGTCTGTCATATTGACAGCATCTAGCACATAGATTTTTCCGTCAGCCTTGTTGTAGGTACAGACCACGGCTCCTGTTGCACCTGCCATAGCAGGGTCAAGACCAATGATGGTGTAGCCCTCAACGTGACGAGGATGACCTGGGTTACCCGCCTTTAGCGGTCCTCTTTTTCGCATTCCGTTGACTGAGCCAGCCACACAGGTTGGAGAGAATATCGAGTCTTCTTGGACATCTTCTTGTTGGTAGACCATAGCCCAGACAGAAGGCGCAACCTCAGAGCGGCGCGTAAAGAGAGCGGGTCCATCCCATTTCGGATAAAGTCCGTCGGCATCAGGTTCGTCCACATCTCCTTCGGGTCTATCAGTTTTAGCCCAAAGGGTTTTCCAATTTGCAGGTTTTTCATCAAACTCAAGAACGGCTGGCATAGCCATATAGGTGAAGGGTGATTTGCCACCAGTCCACTGTGAGCCATCCCGTAGCATCTTGTAGAGGTCAATCGGTGAGACTCTGGTACCTACGATGATAAGTTTACCGTAGCGTCCGAGACGGGTAATAACTTCCTTCTGAAGCCATTCCATCTGCTTTTCCCACTCGTGGGCATTGCTACCCATCACAGCGTCATCGACAATAATCAAGTCGGCACGAGCACCGTAAATCTGGGAACCAAGTCCTAGTGCTTGAACAGTTGGGTCTTTTTCGCCACTATCGCGTCCTGTACCCAAATAAATCATATCTGCAGACCACGTAGTGGCGTCTGCCTTATATCCGCCATTTGGACCAAAAGCGGTCTGCAGTTTAATGAAGGCGGGGTGGTTCAGGCGAGTCTTAATCGCACCAAGGAACTTGCGTGCCATACCCTGAGTCTTTGAGACAATGATGACTCGTGAGTTGGGGTTGGTCACAATCTTGTAGACCACGTAGTTGGTCGTGATGACCGTAGACTTTGCGTGCTCAGGTGGTACGTTCACGAGCACTCTGTTGACAGCGCCTGGCTCGTAGGTCATAGCAGGGTGTATCCAGCGCGGCTCGCGCCCCTCAATGAGGTCAATCCAGTTGAGGTGGTGAGGGAACATCTTAGTATCTAAGAACTGCTCACAGAAGTCTGGGAAGGAGATTTCCTTCAGGTCGCCTAGGTCTGCGATAACCCCTTTACCGACCAGTCGGGCTTTGTCGGCTCGTTCCTTGAACTCAGGTTCGTTCATTGTCCACTGGCGGAAGGTGACGTCGTTACGTCCCACAGATGCCATAGCGGCTGTAATGGTCGAGCCTTGCTCTAGTTGGAGTAGAACTTTCTCCTGCGCCTCGCGCTTGGGGATGTTCTGAATTCCTGGCTTGCGTCCCATAGGTGCCCCCTAAAGTTGCCCTCTGTAGAGGTTATAAAACGATGTATAAACGGTACCCGTTAGACGGCATAACTGTGGTAACTGTTAATTATATATTATATATATTAAGGATTAACCGTAGAGCAAACGGAGGTTAATCCGTTAAAGATTATTATTAATCTTTACATATAAGATAACCCGTTCAAAGTACCAAAACCGAACACTTAATATCAATATATTTTTAAATATCTTTATAAGGGGGGCTAATATATATAAAAGCCCTGGTCAGGGCGCATTTAGCAAATATAACAGAAAATTATTGGGTGAGTATATATACAAGTAAGTAAGCCAGTTAAACAACCCTACGGTCAAAGATACCTGACAGAGTTAGATTAGGCGAACCCTAACCCTTAACGGGAGGGTGAGACTCTTATATATAACTATAATCCCGCAGAATTGCGGGTTTAAAAGCCAGATTTTGGCAAGGAACTAAGGTTCTGAATGAAAGACTTAGTAGGCGACTATCCCCCTACCAATTCCGCGGGGTCTAGTCTTTAAGAGTTCGGGCTATGAATTAGGGGAAGATGGTTTAACTTTCAACTACTTACACCCTCTTGAATTGTCGACAAATCGACAGGCACAACAGGGGAACAGGTTCCGCGGGTGTGATGTAAATCACAAGACATTGACCACAAATGACCAGATTATCGCTTGACATACGCTCACCAAGGTGAGAGAGTTAAGTCATAAGGGGAACAAGCCCCGACAAGACAGGAGAACCAAATGAACACAAGCGAGACCCTATCACTAACCGAAATTAAGTTGGCAATTCAAAACCAAATCAAGGCGGAAGAGTCTTACGGGGCAGAGGGTGAAATCCTTGAAACCATCAAAACAGTTTTGGGAGACCTTGAACACATCTTGAGCGGCGGTTATATTGTGAACGGGGTGAGAATGTAAGCAAGGGCAAGACCGCCCCCCGCCCGTATCGACGGCGTAGGCTCACGACCTACGGGGGGCACAAGGGCAACACCGCCCGATTAAGACAGGAGCAGACAATGACACCAACAGGGCTAGCACTAAAGGTCACCAACAAGGACGGGAAAGAGTCTTTCCCTTGTTACGAGGCATTCGGGTGGGACAAGGTGAACCAGATAATCGCCAACACCCTAGAGATTGACCACGTGGCAAAAGTTGAAATCGTAGATATAAACGCCCTACGATAAGACAACAGCCCCCGCCTAGCGGGTACGGGTTCATAATCCGACGGGGGCACTAGGTAGGGAGTTCCTACCTTGCAAGACCCAAGACAGGAGAACAAAAGAATGGCGAAATATTTCGAAATCGGTTTAGACCGCTTCGGCTTCTATATCGAAACCCGTTTAGTAGACTTATACATAGACAATAGAGGGCTAGCCCTAGGCGTCGCCGTAATCGTAGCCCTAAGAGTCCGCAAGGTTCTTAAGACACGCAAGGCGGCTAAGTAATGAAATGGAATCCGAAACTCTCGAACCATATTCGCGGGCTAGTACAGACAAGCGAAGAGGGAACTACACGCGCTTTTCGTTACTACTACATAAAGGAGGCGGGCGGATATTATAAGGGTTATACGGCGGGACGATACACATTCGGGCGGGAGATTGATTACCGCGAGACATTCAACACCTTAAAAGAGGCGCGGGAATTCTGCGAGAATGTAGACAGGGAGACGCTCATAATTGAGGCGATGTGAGGCAACTCACAGCCCCGCACCCTTGACAGAGGGCGCAGAGTTCGAGACTCTAGCGGGGCACGGGTAGAAACCTACCAGAACGACACAACGACAGGAGAACACAGAAATGCCAGCACTAAACCAGAAAGACGCGGAGCACTACATAGCAAAACGCAGACAATTCACAGCATCATCTTTACGCGGTGATTATTGTAAAGGGTGGGTACCTGATGCGGGACGGCTAAACGCTGAAGAATACGCAAAACTAGACCAAGCAGCCCGTTACGATTCAGAGTGGGTCTATGTAGTTTGGTCATATGATACGCCTATCGCGTGGCACGACTCAGAGGGCTGGTATGTAGTCGCGCAAAAGTTCAGCCAGACAACAAGCAAGCACCAGAACCTAACCCGTCGCGCTATTGCAGAGAGTTTACAGGGGGAGACGATATGACTCTCTTTTTTCTAGCCGTGGCACCTCTTGCCTTGCTATGTATTGCGGGGCTACTATTAGACGACGACCTAACGACAGAGGAAAACTATTAATGAAAGTTAGGTGTGAAAAGTGTTACATAAAACTACGAGAGAGGGAAATCTCTTTCTGCGTGGGGTTAAATATAGATTACGGCGTGAGGTTGCAAATGTGCACCGATTGTATTTCCGAGTATCTTCAAAACTAAACCAAAAACCAACGACAGGAGAAAAATAAAATGCAAACTAAAATGGAAGACCTTCACCGCCTTGTTGCGGTGCTTGAAGAGTTAGTAAAGCCACTACTAGAGGGCGAACCAATAGAGTCGACGTACGAATCCAACAAACGCCCGCACCTAGTTCTGCAAGAGGGGAGCAAGACCTACGGGCGAGCCTTTCGGATTTTCTTCTCTGGCGGGAGTAAGTACGGCTCGGGACACTGGGAGCCTCGCGGGTTCAGCGATTACTTAGGCGGAACCAAGGCAGAGGCGGAGCGAACTCTTCGGAGTTTAATTTCGGGAATTCGTACGGGTTTGATGATTGCAGAACGGGGCAACGAATGAACGGCACAGAAACCAAGCCTTACACAGTCGAGCAATTACTCAATGAGATTTACGAAGACAACTATTCACACCTTGAATTCGAGTGGAATATGGGCGGGGAGCCTTGCGAGTGCAAAATCTGCCTAACAATGCAAACTATAATCAAATACAGGGGTGAGTAATGCCAATTTGTGGAGATTGTTTACGCCCTATCAACGAATGTCATCACTACAAGGAGGCAAGGAAATGAGCCAAGACTCAATCAGTTGGAGCGAATTAGCAGAGTTGACACACGAAACACAGGTAGATAAGTTTGGCTTCTGTGTTTGCGAAGATACAGAACCACACGAACACCCATACGACGATTGCCCAAAGACAGGAGAATAAAATGAGTACAGAGCAACAGATTCAAAGCGCAATAGATAGCCTCAACGAGGCAATGAAATTAATGAAAGAGTTGGGATTGATTACAGAGGGCGACGAAGATGAGTGAACCAGAACTCAACGACCCAGTATTTTACGACGACTCAGAGTGGGTTATGTGTAGCCAGTGTGACTTTGAGTTTGACCGCAACACTTACAATTCCAAGACGTGTGAGTCTTGCGAGAACGGAGAGACAGAGTGAATAAAGAATTTCAAATTACATATGAAGTTAAGGGAATTCAAGTTGTAAAGGTAACGCTACCAGAGGGCACCGACGTACCCGCAAACTGGAAATCTTTGAGCATTCAAGAGCAAGACGAATGGCTCTATGAACACGAGATTAAAACCGAAAAATATTACGAAGATATTCACTACTCTTCGCCCGCTTCTATATTGGAGATACGCCACCTAAAGGCGGTAATTTAGTGACGTTACCTGACCGAAGTTGGCACGCGAAAGGTAATTGTAATCAGCACCCAGACCCCGACCTATGGCACTACGAGAACCCAAGATTAAGTGATGAACAAAAACTAGAAGTCTTGCGAAGTGTTGAAGCGATAGAGTTGTGCCACACTTGTCCAGTCAGGATTGAGTGCTTAAAGCAAGGACTAGACGCAGAGAACCTAGAGTACACAGGCGGGCACGGTTCTATCTGGGGTGGGTTACTCACAGTTGAACGGTATTTACTCACAACTAAACACCCAAAACAGGTTCGAGTTAAGGCAGAGTCACGACATAGAAAGAATGTTCGCCTAAAGATTGCTAGAATAGATAAATGAAAAAACGATTTATAATTCTATCAACTCTTATTGCCCTTGCGGTTATCACACCAGCAACTCACAACGTGGGTGTACACGTGGATATTGAACCCAAGAAGCCAAAGGTTGTACAGACCAAGGCAACAATGGAACAGAAGAAAGCCAACAAGATAATGGCAATGAAGTTTGCCAAGGCGGGATGGAACTGGGATAGAACTCAGCGCAAGTGTGCCTACTCGTTGTTTATGAAGGAAAGTAAGTTCGACCACTTAGCCAAGAACCAACAGGGCAGTAGCGCGTTTGGGATAGGGCAAGTACTAAAGGAAACAAGCAAAGACCCAGCGATACAGATACTCAACGCTTACAAATATATCAAGCACCGATACGACACACCCTGCAAGGCGTGGAAACATAGCCAACGCAGAAACTGGTACTGATGCTTGACCTAACTGGCAATCCTATTGTAACCTGTATCTGTGGGTGCAAGATGTTTGTGGTCACAGTGATGTGGGACGAAGAGACAAGAGAAGTAGGTTGGTACGATTTAAAGCAGGAATGCAAGGAGTGTGGGGCAATTAGCACCGCACCAACACCAATAGACTGGAGAGATGAATGAGTGAAAAAAAGTTTGGAAAGTCTTGGCTTTACTGGGGCAAGATTAGTGGTTTTAGTATTGGATTTCAGATTAGCAAACACAACTTTGATTTAAGCCTAGGGTTTTGGTACGTAGGGTGGGAGTTCTAATGCCCAACTACGAATACAGATGTCGTAGGTGCCACTCACTTACAGTTATAAATCGCAAAGTTGAAGAGCGAGATGATGAAGTTACTTGCCCTTGTGGGCAGGTGTCTAGTAGAATTTACAATACACCAGCGGTTCAGTTCAAAGGAACTGGATTTTATTCAACAGGAGGATAGTATGTGCACAGTATGCGAGAACGGTGGTTGCAGTAATTGTGAACCACGCAATGAAACACTTCAGTTTGCTAGCGGTAAAGAGATAGAAGAATTCTATGACTCATACGGCGAATCACTTTGGGTAGACCCAGCGGAGTCAACGCCTGAGTCTTCTTGAGGGGCATCGTCATAATCGCGAAATGGTTTGAACCCACCAATCTTGTTAATGAGTTTACGAATGGCACGCTTGTGGCGCATACGCACCGCATCTTCTGTGCCCATATCTAATTCTTTTGCAATGTCACCGAAGTCCATTGACTCTGCATAGCGTAGGAATAATACTTTCCTGTCATCCTTTGGCAGTTTCCAGAATGCATAGTCAACTTCAATCATCATAGCCATCATATTGCCACCCTCGTTAGGTGCAGATGGACGACCAGTTCTACCAAGATTTAGTTTGTGGGTTACGCCCCACTCTCCACGCAGTACAGGAGGCAACAATGCCTCAACCATATCTGCTTCGTAAAAGAATAAATCGCTAGTCTCATACCCGCCAGACTTTGCTTTCCAATGGTTGCAATAATCTAAGGCTTGATTACGTAGGCTACGATAGATAAGGTTCTTTGCATCCTTGTCGCCTATCTCTTCCCAAGCATCTAGTTTATTGGGGTGCTCTACAAACCACTGATACAAGGATTGTCTGATGTCTTCAATTTCAATGGTTGAAAACTTACGAGAGTATTCAGAGGCAACAGCATCTACTACATAATCCCAACGCTTTATTCTTTCCCATTCAATCATTGAATCTTTGTCCCATCCACTATCTTGAGGAAGGTGACTGGCTTCATCATCTTATTCTTGTTAGCAAACTCAGTTGTAACTGGCAACCACTTATCTTCCCACACAAGATTGTTCATCAGGTCAAGACGGAAAGACCACACACCCTCAGGTGTATAGTTAATGTAGTAAGGCGTTAGCCCAAGTTCAGCAGACTTAGTGATAAGAAAGTCATACTTCTTTTTCTCAAGCAACAACGTATCGTAATGTGTGTTGCGTGACTTAAGTTCAATGAACATCTTATACATATCTGTGATGCAATCGAAACCATCAAATAGTTCTGGGGAGTGTACTAAGTCTGGGAAATGTTCTTCTTTGAGCCAGTCGAACAACTCCTGTTCTTTCATTCGTCCCACTTACCCCTTAACACTAGCAACCCAATGATTGCATAATTAGCCATATCCTTGAAGGAATCCTCAAGAGACTCGTGCTCAGGGCTTGCGCCACTGTCAATCAAGTTATTGATACGTGCTAACTTATCGTGCATACGCACACGCAAGCCATTGATTGCACCGCCTGGTGCTTGTGAGATATTCTTCGGACCGTAATCTTTGTGCTTAGATAGAAGCAGTTCAGATAATTCTTGAGTTATGTTACCAAGGTTTACTTCGAGGTGGAGTTCGCGTGCAACAACGGAATGGCTAACGAAACCATCAACAAAGTTCCCTGAGTCTCCGTCTTTACTACGTTTAAACCCAAGTTTGTTAGATACTGAATAATCTGCCATATCTCTTCACGCTCCGCCTTCGTTGTCATCTGGTTCCTCCGCTAGTAAGTTTTGTAAGTCTCGGTCAAAGTCTTGAAGTGCAGACCTGACAATCATATCTTCGACTAACTCATCTACTAGGTCGTAACCATTCTCACTAGCAAATAGTGTAACATAAGTAGACTGAGTTATCATTTTAATCTGGTCTGGGTCGTCTGCATTGTCGAACAAGAACCGTAGCATTGACCCTAGCATAAGTTTAAATCCAGAGGGCAACAGGTAGTACGGGTCAAACTCTTCATCATCTTCCAGCATATGGTCTATCAAGGCAAACGAATCGGGAAAGGTTATGTTGCAGTCATTGCAATGATTATGGGGAGGAGTATCCTCAATGTTCATTTATACCCATCTTTTGATTGAAGTAGTCAACACCGTCTTGCACGAACATTGAATTAACATCGTGTCCATCTGGGAGTTGAATGATAGTAACTGGTAGTTCGCGGGCAAGACTACGGGCGAATTCCGTTCCAGGCTGGTCGCCATCTGCAAATACAAAGACCCTTTCAAAGTCTGCCAACAGTCGTGTGTAATGCTTCTTCCAACTGTTCGCACCTGGTACTCCAACACAGGGAATCCCAATGCAAGCAGAAAGAGTAATGGTATCCAACTCGCCTTCACAAACTCCAATAAAGTCACTGGCTCTCTCCACATCTAACACATTGTACATCTTAGTTTCAGCCCCAGTCATACCCATATACTTTGGTTCAACTGCAGGGTTTAAACTTCTAAATCTTAAATCAACTACGCCAGTCTTGGTAATGTAAGGGATAGATAACCTACCCTTGAATGCTTCGTGCCCTGTCTCAGGCTCCGCGACTACGCCTAATGACGCCAGACGTGCTACTTCCAGAGGAATACCTCTGCTTCTTAGGTAATCTTCCGCCTGATAAATGTTTTCCGCGTACCCTGCTGCTGCTTTCCCCAGTAATTCCTTCTGCAAAATGCTTTGCTTCATTGAAACTCATCCCCTCTTGTCTGACAATAATTTGAATACTGTTGCCTTGGACACCACAGGCAAAACAAATGAAGATGTTCTTATCGAGGTTTGCACTTCCTGATTGGTGCGTGTCTGAATGAAACGGACACTTGAGATTAACTTGCCCGTGTGTTTGTCTAAGATTCGCACCGTAGTGTCTGAGTATGTCCGCGATTGGCGGAAGGTCGCTGTCAATTCTTATCACCGTATCCTGCATCTCTTAATAGTTTCACTGCATCCTCCAACCTGAGTAAACATACCCAATCGGATACACTTTTTTCTCCTTGACCATTTAAGCGTAGCACTACTATGCCTAGGTCATCACTTGCTCTATCTTTTAATTGTGCGATAGCGGCACTAGGATTAAACCCTGTTCTTGCCTTTACTTCCCAGTCAATACCCACAGTCCCAGTAACATCAGTCCCACTGCGACCAGCCCCAGTACTCTCAGCAAAAGGGAAGCCATTGTCAACCAAATAATTAGCCAGTACTTTTTGACTACGATATCCCCGATGTTTGCGTGATTGCGAAGCCACCTAGGAGGCACTCTTATCCTTCTTGAGGATACGTACAGCCCATTCTAATCCAGCGTTCACACCTTCAGTCCACTCATCAGTAATTGGTACCTTGGCTGATTCAATCTTTTCAATTAACTTAGCAGTCTCTTGCTTAAGTTCAAGCAGAACATAAGCACGCATCTCTTGAGTCGTGTCGTCTTCCTCTTCTCGTATCATTATTCTCCTATGAGTTCTCTGGTATGTCGTCCATAAACATATACTCAGGATTAAATGCTAGCCACGCTAGCAAATCCCCGTTTGCATCTGCTCTTCCGTATCTATTCTTTACAGGTGCAATAGCCATAGAAGTGCCAACAACTCCAAGAGTACAGATAAGAGCAGGAAGTTGCGCGACTTTACCTTGAAGAGCCGACCTAGGCTGGCAAGGATTTCCAGGTACAGCCTCAGAAGTATGATGCAGAATAATAATAGCAGCGTTAGTATCACGAGCAAGGAATTTCAACTCCTTCATAATCGCACGCATAGATGCGAACTCTTCACCACCATCGGTGGCAATGTCCATTAAGTTGTCAACAAAGATTGCAGTAGGTGGACAACCCCACAACTCTTCAAAGGCTTGAACTTCCTCGTCTATATCTTGCAGAGTGGGAGATGATTCAAATGACCAGACAATGTGTGCACCTCGTGAGAGGGTTGCCTTTGTCCAGCCGTAGTCATTGTTCATTAATGTTTCAACATCAGTTTGATTTTTACCGCTAATCATTGATGCAAGGCGCATAGCCATAGTGTGAGCGTTGGTATCTGCTGAGATGTACAAGCAAGGCACCTTCATCTTGAGGGCTAAAGCCAGTGCTAGAGTGGACTTTCCCACACCTGGAGTACCTGCCAACATAGAGACTTCTGCTCTGCGTAAAATTATTTTGTTGTTATCAAATGCTCGGAATACAGAAGGCAATGGTTCGCCACCAATATCTGCTCTGCCTACACTTCTTACTAATGTTCTCATTTAATTCTCCCGTCTTAGGTTGGAAGAGGGGTAAATATCTTCCCCTAATAAATACCCCTCTACCAATTCTAGTTTATGTCAATGTCTAACCATTGACTGGTGAGCATTGCCCTTGGTCTTGTGGTTGCTGGCAAACCCACATCCGATACGGCTTCCCGTTCTTCTTCGAGATTCCCGATAGGAACTTTCGCTCCCCGTGTAGACACGTTGGCGTGGTACCTGATGCTTCCGCTGTCGGGGCGGTTACGAAGGTAGGAGTTGCTTGCTGCGCGGGAGTTGAAGTAGGCGTTCCCAAAGGGGCTGCCACACCTGCACCGTTAAGCATTCTTCCTGTTGCTGCAATCTGTGTTGAGTAATCAGAGATTCCCTCTAGCAATACGCTGAGTTCATCTGCGGTGTTAGCGCGGACATTTACCATATCCCCACCGTTGGTCTTGTATGAGACCTGTAACTTCCAATCTTCTGCCATTACTTGTCCTCCTTAGTAACTGCAAAGCCGAGTGCTTCGCGTGCTTCATCTTGTGTAATGAGTTTCATTTCAAGTGCTACCAACACATCCTGTGCTGTTAGTGTATTTACTTTGAGCATTTATTTTTCCTTCGTGAATTGGCAATGTTCTGTGAGTCCACAGAAATTGCACGATTGTAGGTTCGGTAGAAATATACCAGCCTTGCGTGCTTTGTCAAAGCCATCAACAAAGTATTCAAGCGTGTCTAAAGTATACCTACTTAGGTCAATCATCTCTCCTGTCCCCGACTCACGAGACATCCAGTAGTTTCCTAGATTGACTTCAACACCCAGCATCATCTCGACTCCTATTTTGTAGAAGCCCAACTGAAGGTCAGACTGAGGACGTGCACGAGAGGTCTTCAAGTCAACGATAACTAACTTACCGTCGACCTCAAAGATTCTATCGATGAACATCTTCACTGGCACACCAGCGATGACTGGGTTTAACTCTAACTCGATAGCCTTGGCACCTTGAGGTGTTGTCCAGAGTTTCCAGTTAGGGTTGTTCTTGCGCCATAGGATGTAGTTGTCAGTCCATATGGAACCTTGTTCGTACCACCAAGCAGCATCTTCCTTGTTAGGGTTGAGTTTAGTTGCTCGTCCTGCTACTCGTGCGTTAGCAAAGTCAAGACCTTCAGTCTCTTTCCGCCACGCTTGTTCCCATAATGGGTTAATTGTCATAGTCATACAACTCTGCTGCATAGTGGAATGCTCGTCCACCTGCTGACCAGATAGATGGTTCCTCTGGTACTTGAAGTAATCTACCTAGGTAGTACTGATATCCACAGGTTAGGTAAGTGGTAAATGCTGAGTAGGATATATGCGCTGGCAGTTCGTAACTGTCCAATTTAATCATCGACTTCTCCTGTCTGAAAGTTGTTACATAGTCCTCCCTTAGAGGACAGGAGGGTACTCGATAAGGGAGAACTATGTAAATCTATTTAGTTATTATTATATAATTATATATATAATATCGGCGCTTCGCGCCTTATATTAATTAATATTAATAATTAATAATCTGAGTATACACACAATCTGACCTGACTGTAAGTTAGCGACACGCCGATGACCCTACAGAAATGACAAAAAGACCCCCAAGCCATAGGTAATCCTATGACCTGAGGGTCTAAGTGTCTTAAAACCGCCTTGGAAGGCGTATAAAGGGTATTACTTTGAACCGCGACCAAACTCTGGAGCGGAGTTATCTAGCCACTTAAGTAGTGGACCAGCAAACCCAGCCAGTGCTGCCATTGCCAGAGTCTTAACGTCTGACTCGCCAGCAAGGAATAGTGCTACAGCAGAGGCTGCTGCTGCACGAAACCAAGTGAGTGATAGTTGCTTGAATTGTTCCATTGTATCCTCCTAGGGGATTAGGATTTTGCACCGTGCACTTTGCAACAGGTACAAACTTCGGTCTTGTATGCTTTCTTGGCAGGTGTAGGTGTCACCCTGGCGACAAGTTGATTAACAATCTTAGGTTGATTCATCCACCAAAACCAAGGAGAAGTATCGGTACCCATAGTGGAATCAATAGAAATATGTAGATGCTTATTATGAGGATTACTCCCAGTGTACCGTCTGTTTCCCAACTTAGATTTTTCTTTAGACCAGATTGTTCCTTTGAAGATAAGGTACTTAACGCGCTTGTCTTCTTTAAGTTTTTCAAAAATTTCTTCACAATCAATACCATTCTTTGGGTCGTGCGTTAAGTCAACTGCGAAACCAGTGTTATGGTCGCTCACAGGACTCTGCTTGAGATGAGCGTTCGACGGCAGAAGACCATCGCTGGCTTTCATACGCAATGGTGAAATCGCTGTGGCTTGTCGAAGGACAGCAATAGCGGCAGGTGTGGCTTTCTTGGCAACAGGTTTCATTCATTCTTCCCTCTTTGTAACATCATCTGGTAGAGAACTTCTACCTTTTCTTCAAGTCGTATGACCGAATCCTTTAGACTTGCGCCAGAATTGGGCTTAAGTTCGTAGAGGTAATGCTTGACTAACCATCTCACCGAACCAGCAAATGCCGATACGATTGCGATTACAGATACGATTAGTCCAGCCCAGTTTGCTGTGGTCATTGATTGCGCTCCTAAGAGTTATACAGTACGGATAGTGATTTGTAGTACGCCACCAAAGCCATCAAAGCGCTTATCTGGTGGGGTCAAACGGGTGAACGTAACTTGTTCGATAACAGCCTGACGAGATTCGCCAGTTGTTAGGTCTTGCCAGGTAATAACATCTCCGTTGCCTTCGATGTCTTCAAGTAAACGAATCTTGTCAAAGGCTCTGCCTTCATATCCAAGTAGTACGTTGTATCGGTCAGTCTCAATGTCATAGCAATAGACAGGGAACTGCATCACACGCTGACGTGGAGTAGCAATCGTTGCCTTTGCTTGATAGCCCTTGAACTGTGGACCCTTGCTTGAGTCTGTTCCATCTCTGTACATAATAAACTTATAAGCCAAGTACTCTTGTGCTACAGCAGGAGATGAAGTTGTTACCTCTGGTGCACCAACTGATACATCATAAGAGATAACGTCATATACAGTGCCAGCCTCATCAACGGTATTGAGTGTCATAGAACCGTAGGTAAAGTTACCTCGACCTAGTAGTCGCTTAAAGTTCTTTTTCTCAAGTGTGTTATATCGGATGTTGCCAGTGGTTAAATAGCCAGTAGGTACTAAATTAGTTGCGTGTTCTATGTATATCGCACCATCTGTTACATCAAAAGCGGTAGCAAAAGCAAGACGATTAGTAGTTCCAATAAATGAAACCGCAGTTGTGTAGTGCTGTTCAGTTTGATATATTTGTAAGTCATTTGCATACGCAAAACGAAGTGGTTCTATTTCAGTTCCTAAGTCAATACGAGTCAATCCACCATCGAGTGCGCCAATTCCTGTTGTTGCCCATACGAATCTATCTCGTGCAGCAAAGTCATAAACTGGTTGGACTGTTTCAACAATCAAAGGTCCATAGTTAATCGAACCGTCAACATCAGAAACAACAGAAGCGCGGATGCCCTTGTTGGTTCCAATCATCATATAGCCTAAGTAGTAATACAATTTTTCAACAAACTCACCAGCAGGTAATTCTGCTGCAACTACAGCAGATGTCAATGTTGGCATAACACCAGCAGTTGACAGTGTGTATTTCTGAATTGTGGAGTAGATGCCTGAGTGACCAGCGGTATAGATAGCAGCACCAGATGCTGCCACTGATGTGTAATGGTAGTTAGTGTTAGGGTTTGTATAGATAGGGCTAGGTAAAGCAGTAGCAGATGTAGATAGTTCGTACACCTTATTGTTTACGCACAGGACAATGCGGTCTTTTACAAACTCCATAGTGGCATAAATAATTTCGGTGTCACCGCTTTGGAACATTTGAGTTACATCGCCAGTTGCAGATGGGTTAGAGGAACCAGTAGTTGAGTCACCAGTTAATGGCTTCTTAAACATAGTAAGGCGTTGATTGCCACCCACTGTTTTGTTAGTAATCCAATATGCATTAACTCCGTCATCACAGATGGCGTGTACCTTGCGGTCTGTTCCAGAAATATAATCAATAAAGTGAATAACTTCTTGTGTTACTCCAGAACCTGCTGGAGATACTGCGGTAGATGCTACGTTAGATGCAACTTTGGCGTAAGTAAATGTAGTGGTGGTAGGCACGGTTGTGATTCTGTAAGTACCATTAAATGTTGCATCTACTCCAGTAATAACTATTGTCATACCAACAGTCAAGCCGTGTGGGGTTGCAGTTGTTAGTGTTGCTACATTTGTAGTAAGCGCCTTGTTAGTGATGGACACAGTAATTGCTGGGAATATCTTGTCAACATCAAACTCGTCGTGGAGTAATACTCCATTACAGCCAGACCATTGGATAGAGCGTGTGTGTTGTTCGGGGTGCTGATGGTCTGTACCAACGACTGGTCCAGTGGTAGGGTGTGTGCTAGTTACATCTTTAAGTAATCTAACCTCGCCTTGTTCCCAGACATTTACGCCTCTGCTATCTGCAAAACGATAGTGACCAAATGGGTCAGAGGTTTGAGGGTCGAAGTAGGTAATACCTGTACCACCGTGGAAAGAAGACTGTGAGCGAATCCACCAACCAGTTAGTGATTGCTCTCCTGGTTCTGTTTGGTTGTCAAACTGTTCTTTACGAAATGGTGCTGTCTGTCTAACATATGGTCGTGCATCATTGATTG